AATCCTACTACTGCTTCGTATTTTGGTTGTGAGAACTGTCAATCTCAAACAACAACTAGTACAACAACTACAACTACTGCAGCACCTACGAGTACAACTACAACTGCTGGTACAACAACTACTACCGCAGGTACTACAACTACTACCGCAGGTACTACAACTACTACCGCAGGTACTACAACAACTACAACTGATGGTACTACTACGACAACAACATCGGGTACAACCACAACAACAACTGATGGTACTACAACTACTACGGCTGGGACTACAACAACAACAACTGCAGCACCTACTAGTACCACAACAACAACAAATCCTTAAAAAATAACTACAAACAACTTAATAGTTGTTAAATAATTAAATACACAAATATGAACGCAAAACAAGTATTAAACAAAATCATAGCAACCCTTTCTTTATCAAAGGAAGAAGTTGTGTTAGCATACGCTAAATTAGCAGATGGCACGATTTTAGAATCACCTACCTTTGATGTGGGTGAGGGAGTATCAGTAGTATCAGAAGATGGTACTAAAACTGCAGCTCCAAACGGAGAACATGAAATTGTTCTTAAAGATTCAGAAGGTAACGAAGTTAGAATCAAAGTAACTACTGAAGAAGGTAAGATTGTTGATAGAGCAGATGTAGGTGATGAACCAACTGAGCAAAAATCAGATGAAGTACCTGTTGAAGAATTACCTGAGAGTAAAGTACCTAAAGAGAAATCAGTATATGCTGAAAGTATCGCAGGTGAAGATATCGGTGGTGAATCTACTGATGAAGCAGATGAAACTGCTGAACCTATCACTGAAGATATGGGTAAAGTAATGGAAAAATTACAATATCGTATTGATGAGATGGAAAAGAAAATCCAATCTATGCAGGATAAAATGTATCCTAAAGAAGAAGAAGATGTTCAAATGTCTGATGAGGAAGAAGAACTTCCAAAATTAAATGGTGCTCCAGTAGAGGAGAACCCTTTAGCAAAACCAACAAAAAATAAATTTAGTAAGAAAGTAGAAGCTTCATCGCAGAATTCTTTCCTATCTAGATTATATAAATAATTAACAAAAAAACTTATTAAAAAATGAGAAAAAATCAAAACTTCGCACAACCTACTGTAACTAGTACGTATGCGGGAGAGTTCGCGGGAAAATATATCGCGAGCGCACTTTTATCTGCAACTACGCTAGATAAAAATTATATCACTATCATGCCAAATGTGAAGTACAAATCAGTAATCCAAAAGATTGCGGTTGATTCTATCATAACTGATGCATCATGTGATTTCGCAACTTCAGGTACAGTAGCTCTTACTGAGAGAATACTTACACCTAAAGAATTGCAAGTAAACTTACAATTATGTAAGGCTGAATTTTTAAATTCTTGGGAAGCATTACAATTAGGATATAGTGCATTTGACACTATCCCTGCTACATTCAATGATTTCTTAGTATCTTATGTAGGTGGTAAAGTTGCAGAAGCAACTGAACAATCTATTTGGGGTGGTGTTGCTGCTACTAACGGACAATTCGGTGGTATCTACAACGCATTATCATCTTCAGTAGTTGCTGGTGGAACAAACGCTCCTATCACTGCATCACTTTCTGGTTCAGTTGATTCTTCAAACGTATTAGCTAGATTAAACAATTTAGTTGATGCAATCCCTCAAACTATCTATGGTAAAGAAGATGTATTAATTTACATCCCAACTAACGTAGCTAAAGCATACCAACAAGCATTAGCTGGTGGTGCGCAAGGTGCGAACGGATACAACAACGCCATGAACGTGGGAGAAAAACCAATGAACTTCAATGGTATTGAATTAGCATGGTGTCCAGGTTTAGCATCTTCTGCTATGGTTGCTGCACAAAAATCTAACTTATTCTTCGGAACAGGTTTGATGAGTGATTACAACCTTGTAAAAGTGTTAGATATGGAAGACCTAGATGGTTCACAAAACTTCAGAATTATCATGAGATATACTGCGGCTACACAATATGGTATCGGTTCTGACATCGCTATCTACAAAAATTATTAATTGAGTAAGTAATAGGGAGATTAACCATATCTCCCTTTACTCAAATTAAAAGATGAAAACTAAAATTAAAAATTAAATACTATGGCTTGTAACTTATCAGCAGGACGTAACGAAGTATGTAAGGAATCAGTAGGTGGATTATCAGCAGTTTATTTTGTAAACTTTACTGGTTCACTAGCTAATATAACTGATGGTGAAAGTGATGATTTAATCACCACATTACCAACAGGTCTTACTGCTTACAAATACGACCTTAAAGGAACTAGCGCATATACTGAAACTGTAAATACTTCTAGAGAAAACGGAACTACATTCTTTCAACAAGAATTAACTCTTAATCTTAAGAAACTTACACCTGAAATGACAACACAACTTAAACTTGCTGCTTACGGACGTCCACAAATATTCGTAGCAACAATGAATGGTGATTGTTTATTGATAGGACAACAAGAAGGAGCAGATTTAACTGCAGGAACTTTACAAACTGGAGCAGCAATGGGAGACCTTTATGGTTACTCATTAACGTTTACAGGTATGGAGAAATTCCCAGCATCGTTTATTTCTGGTTCTACTTTTGCTAACCCATTTGCTGGAGTAACAAATGCTCCAACAGTAGTAGCAGGAACGAACAACTAATCAGTATTTCGCTTAAAATATTAGAAGGGATAGGTAAAACTATCCCTTTTTTTTATGCTTATCACTATAATATGAGATAAGTTTGTTAAATGTATAGATAAACAAACATAATTACAACTTAATGTTAGCATACTATATATCAGGAAGCAATAACTACTCAATGAGAGTATCCCCTACTGGTTCTTCTAACCTAGTATTACAATTGCAAGATATGTACACATTAGTGAATACATCATCTTCAATTAGTGCATCAACTAGACCTTACACATATCAACCATACGAAGGTATCCTAAATTGGACAGCATCTATTGTATCAGCATCAATTGGTGAGCAGTATAGAGCATATATCAATGATGGAACTGCATCTATATGGCATGGTACTATTTCAGTATTTGCATCTCAATCAATAGATAAACCGAGTTATGTAAACCAATTAGGTGTAGAAGAAGTGTATGTAAGTAACGTAACTGATAACGAATATATAATAATGGAATAATATGAAAGGAAAACAAAACTTTTCCGTTGTGAATTTAACACAACAAGAAATACCAATCGTAAGAGAGGATACAAAAACAAGATATACATGGGTACCTGTTGGTATAATAGGACCTGATGATTACTTTCAAAACATAACTGATAGTTTTACTACATCAACAACTAATGCAGCTTGTGTAGAGGGTATATCTGATTTAATATTTGGAAAGGGTTTGTATTCTAAAGATACGGCATTCCAAACTACATTAGATACATTACTTCCACAGGAAGAACTTAAGAGAGGTATCTTTGATTTAAAATTATATGGTAATGCATCATTTCAAGTATATTGGGATGATTCTCACACTAAAATAATTAAAATATATCACATTCCGGTACAAACAATTCGTGCGGAGAAGATATATGATAACCCAAAGGTGCAAAACTACTACTATTGTACTGATTGGAGTGACCAAAAAGCACAAAAGTATAAAAAAATCATACCTGCATTTGGTACATCACGTGAAAAGTGTGAATTACTTTATGTTAAAAACTACACACCAGGTAAATACTATTATAGTTTACCTGATTGGATGAGTGCATTACAATTTTCTTTCGTAGAAGCTGAGTTATCTAACTTACACATGAACAACATTGAGAATGGTTTCTTACCATTAGTAATGATTAATATGAATAGTGGAGTACCTGCACCTGAAGAAAGACAAACAATAGAGAGTTTAATTGAGAATAAGTTTACAGGAACTCGTAATGCTGGTAGATTTATGATATCATTTAACGATAATGTTGAATCAAAACCAACAATTGAAACAATTACTACTGATAATTTGCATGAGAAATACAAATATGTAGCAGATTACGCGCAAGATAGAATATTAGTAGGACATAGAGTAACATCACCATTATTATTTGGTATTCGTACATCAGCGGTTGGATTTAGTTCTCAATCAGAGGAAATGAAAACTGCATTCTCTATTATGCAAACAATGACAATCAATCCATTCCAAAATTTAGTGATAAATGCACTAACTGATGTGTTTGAGCAATCAGGTTATGATAATACTGAATTATTCTTTGAACAATTAACACCATTAGCGATTCTTTCTGAAACTGCTGATGAAACTGGACAAAGTATTAACGAAGTTGAGGATGATATCAATGAGCAAGGTGAAAACCCTGCAACTACTGAAGAAGATGTAGTTATACAACAAAGTAATCCAAACTTCACAAAAGAATTTGAAATATTTAAACAAAAATAACAATGAGCTACGCACTTTTTATAACAAGAAACGATATTATCAAAAATTCACCTTTACAGGGAGCAATTGATGCAGATAGGTTACTACCATTCGTTCGTACTGCGCAAGATAAGTACATGCTTAATTTATTAGGTACTGTGTTGTTTGAATTCTTACAATTGAAGATTACTACTAACACAATTAGTTCATTAGATGCATATTATCAGGATTTAATTAATGACCATATCAAACCTACACTAATATGGTACTCCTGCGTTGAATACATCCCATTTTCGGGCATTCAATTCAAAAGTGAGGGTGCAGTTAAGCACAAATCAGATACGGGGGAAACGCCGTCTAAGAATGAGATTGATTATCTATTAGCAAAAGCTGAAAATAGTGCTGATTTCTATGCAACTAGATTACAAAACTATTTAGTAGCATATTCTAACCAAATACCACAATACCTTGAGAGTGTTGGTAATTTAACACAGGTTTATCCTGATTTTACTAACCAGTACTTCGGAGGTATCCAATTATAATATTATGGGATTAACAGTAGTAAATAAAGTAGGTACAAACTTTTCATTATACTATAATGTTTTAAATTATTTTAAAACAATAATGACAAATCACCCAGCGATTCAATCAGTTAGTCAGGGTGATATATACGATATAGATGTAAATGAATTTCCAGCATATCCATTAGGTAATATATTAATAACTAATGCAACATTTAGTGATTCAGAAACTGTTTATAGATGTCAGCTTACAATTGCTGATAAAATTAAATTAAAGAATAATGAATCAGTTGGTGTTTATAATAAAGAAACTATTCCTTACTTTGGTACGGATGATACCGTTGATATTCATGCAAATACATTAAGTATAATAAATGATTTAACATCTTACACTCAATACGCAGTGGATAATTTTGAAATAAATGCTGATATAAATTGTGAAGCATTTAAAGATAAATTTGAAAATGGTTTAGGTGGATGGGTAGCTACATTTGATTTAACAACTCATAACGATAGACCTAGATGCTTATATAATTTATTAACTTAATAATGAAAGAGTTTAGACAAGTAGCACAGGTATATGCAGAACTAGCTCAATTATATATTGTTAATAGAAGTGTTCCTGCTTATAAAACAGGAAACTTATACGATAGGGTTGGTTTGTATAACACTTATGAGAAGATGGTAACAATAAGACCATCCAAATCAACTACTAAATTCAAATTAGATATTCCTTCAGTTAATCTATCTCTATCATTTGCTCCTCCGGGTGCACGTTATGGAGCAATAGTGCATGAGGGTACAGGATTAGGTAGGAATTCAATACCACGTCCGTTCGCAGAAGAAGCTGCTAACGATAGAGTTATGCAGAAAACCATTAACGATGCTATGAAAGGTATAATAAATGATGAGGTTTTACCACAAATACGTGCTAGAATTGATAAATCGTTTATAAAGTTGTTGAGTAAAAGGAACTAACCCCCAATACAACATTGCTTTTTGTGGTTATATAATAAACAAACTTATGTCATTAAGCATAACCCAATATCCAGCTACCTGTTCTTTAGCACAATCACCTATGGTGTTTACCGTATTTGAGACCACTAACGTTGTTTATAGTTCATCATTTCAATATTATGCAGATTTGTATTATTGGGAAGGAGCACCAGCTGCATCAGGTTCCACAGGAGATTACACATTAACGAAGTATCCTAATACCAGTTTAGTTGGTATGTTTGATGTTAGTAGAATTATAAACTCAACCCTAACTAGTTTAGCATTTGATGATACATCAAACGTAAAGTACTATAAGTGTGATTTCTATTGGCAATATACAAATGCTTCAAACGTAATTGTATCATCATCTAAAGTTCCTAGTGGAACATATAAAGCATTAGATGGTTATGCACTATTTCAGGAACCAATCAATCAACAAATTGTATCTAAATCAGCTTACTGGCCTATCATGAGTGATGGACCTGTAACTCAATCTTTTTTAGAAGATACTTTAGGTTGGATGTCAGTTTATGTTGGTAACACAGGTGCAACTCAACCTACAAAATTAGTTTATTCAGGTTCAGCAGGTAATGCAAATTATGCATTAACTAGTAGCTTATCATCATCAGGACAAATTAGTTATTTCCCAATTGGAATGACATGTGATGATTTTCCTTTAAGTGAAAATAGTGAATTTTTTAGTGTACAAGCTTTTAATGGTAATACACCATTAGGTGCATCAATTCGTTTTGAAAAAGATTGTAAACAAAAATATCCAAATGTAAGAATCAAATGGAAAAATAGATACGGACAGTTTGATTATATGAATTTCTATATGGTAAACCGTCAGGGATTCTCATCAACAAAACGAACCTATCAACCACAATTAGGAACATGGCAGGGTACATCTTTAAGTTATGAAGATTATGAAAGTTCAACACTAAATTATATATCAGATAGTAAACAAACCCTAAGTGTAAACACACCATATATTAATGAAGATTATAATGAGATATGGAAACAATTATTAGTTTCTGATGAGATATATTGGGTTTATGGACAGGATTCAGAAGGAGAAGGATTTAACAATGGATTTGCTAATGGATTTGCAGCAGGAGTAACAACAACTGAAGTAGTTAGACCTATTACTATTAGAACTGATAGTACTGTGTTTAAAACGGGTGTAAACGATAAGTTAATTCAGTATCAATTTGATTTTGATTGGGGACAAGGATATAAATTAATAATATAATGGGAGTAGTTACTACACAAGGTTTTGTATTTAAATTAGTTGCAGATGGACAGATTTTAGACCTATTTGCAGATGAAGAAATTAAGTTATCTGATAACGTAACAGGTTTATTTGATTTAGGAGTTTTACCAACTGATTTTACACGACAAATTAATCTACCAGGTTCAAAAAAGAATAATGCTTTCTTTGAACACTGCTATGATATTAGTGTAGAAAACCCTGATACATTTGCAACCAACATTAAAGTACCATGTTATTTGGATTTTGATGGTTTGTATTTAGCACAAGGATATCTACAACTTAATAAGGTTAATGTTTATGCAAATAAATTTATTGATTCATACGTTGTATCGGTATTTGGTGCGTTATCTTCATTTGGTATTCAGATTAATAAAACATATTTAACTGATTTAACAAACTTAGATGTGTACAACCATACTGCATCTTATAATAATATTACTGCATCATGGAGTGGTAGTTTATTTAATGGTGATATTGTTTACCCATTAGCTGATTATGGTAGTGGTTATCAATATACATCAGGTCAGTATGAATTATTTGGAATGGATGATACAAATGGTGCATTATCAGTACAAAACTTTAAGCCTGCAATCCGTATGAAAGCAGTATGGGATGCTATATTTGATTCAGCTGGATACACATATACAAGTTCATTCTTTGACCCATACGAATCTTTACCTTCAACATATACTGTAACAAATAATGGTAGTGGAAATTATGTAATAAATGGAAGTTCAAATCCAACATTAGAAATAGCAGAAGGTAAAACTATTGTGTTTAATGTAAGCGCATCAGGTCATCCTTTTTGGATTAAAACTGTAAGTAGTATTGGTACTGGAAATGCATACAATACAGGTGTTACTAACAATGGTACTGATAATGGTACGATAACTTTTGTTGTACCTTATAACGCACCATCTAATCTTTATTACAATTGCCAGTATCATTCATCCATGTCAGGTAGTATTAATGTTAAAAATAATTTTTTAGATGATGTTTATTTAGTTTGTAATAACTCATTAAAATATCCTGAATTTGCTGGTATTGATTTGGAAGGATATGGTAAAATAAAAGTAGGTGCAGTATCAGGTAGTGGAATGACCGATAAGGTTTTAACTGCTGGAACATATACTACCTTACCTTGGTATAATGTATTGTCAGACCCTCAGGGTTCTTATAATAATGGTGCATACAAAGTTAATGAAACAACTAACATATCAGGTAAATTAAACATAAACATAAATGTAAGTTGTTCAGTAAACAATATGCCGGGTACTTTATCAGCAAATGGAACTTGGCAAATCAGAATGATAGAAACAGGTAGTTCTACACCTTACTCAACTAGAGCAATACAATCTTATATATTTTTCTTTGACCAATTACAAAATAGCAGAACAGGTAAAATTGATACAACATATCAATTAGAAACGGAGTTTTTAATGGATGGTATTCCTTCAGGTAGTTATTATTTTCAAATAAGACAAAGTCCTAATTCTGCAGTAGATGCTGCTCCATTAGTAACATTAGACCCGCGAGGAACAACTAAATCATTTTTACAAATAAATGAAGTTAAACAAGCTGCTGATGGTAGAATTATGGATATCCCATCTAATATGCCATTTGGTACAACTGGTATAAAGCAAATTGATTTTCTTAAAGGAGTTCAAAAGAAATTTAACTTAGTAATATATCCATCTAAAACAAGGAGAAATGAATTCATAGTTGAAACATTTAACGATTGGTATAAGGATGGAGAGATAAAAGATTTTAATAAATACATTAATTTAGATGAGAAGATAGAAGTAATTCCAGCTAACAATTTTGCAGTAAACGAATTAAACTTTGGTGATACGTTAGATACTGATTATATATCTCAACAATTTAGTAAAGCAGCTAATAGAGAATTTGGTAAACAATATTATACGGATACACAAAATTTCTTTTCGCAAGGTAAGTTTGAAGTTAAAACATCATTAGCATCATCTCCATTAATTAAAATAGCTGGAACAGGTTTATCAGGTTCAATATCTGGTATTACACCAACCATAACACAATATAGTGCAGGTAGTAATTATAGATTTACAAATGAATCTTACTCTTTCAATGTATGTGTTGTTGGAAATGAAATTGAAATGTTCACTGCAGATGGTATGATTTCACCGGGACAAATTGCATACTATGACCAATATGGTAGCGTAGCAATTACCGGATATAAATACTTTACCTATGGTGGTGGAAATGAAATTTATCAAATAAATCAATCAACAGGAGAAATAGGATATGGAACAGGAGATTTCTGTTAAAATAATTAATTATGGCGCAACAAACATTTACGGATTGTTTTACATTAGCAGTTGGATGTATTTTATATACATCTAATTCTGGTACAACTCCTGTTGCGGCAGGGTATTATTCAAATGGAACTGATTGCTATACTGTAAATAGTTCAGGTGTAATAACATCAATTGGTGTATGTCCAACAAGTACAACAACTACAACTGCTCCTACTACAACAACTAGTACTTCAACAAGTACAACAACTACAACTGCTCCTACTACAACAACTAGTACTTCAACTAGTACTACTACAACTACTGCTGCTCCTACAACAACAAGTACTACTTCAACAAGTACTACTTCAACAAGTACTACAACAACAACAATTGCAGCAAATATGTATGGTGTTGTATTATGTCCTTCAACATCATCGGTTATTGATGAACTTGTGTATGTGAATGGAACACTTACTAATGGAAGTATATATAGATTTTTCCAATCTGGTTCAGCTTTATTTGATGGAATTAATTGTTGGAATGTTATTTCCAATGTTTTTGGACCAACACCTGCATTATCTACTATAATTAGCGGACCTTTTGTTGATTGTGCTACATGTAATTCTCAATTATCAATACAAGTTACTTTAGTTGGTGGTGGTGGAGGAAGTGGATGGTCTGAAGCTGGAGTATATCCTTCATTTGGTAACGCAGGTGGTGGAGGAGGAGCGGGTAGATTTGTAACTTATACTTCATCATTAGCTAATGGAACATATCCAATAACAATTGGTACAGGCGGAGCTGCAGGAACTTTTGAAAATACCGGTAGTAATGGTACAAATACTGTATTCCAAACTAATGTTGCACCGGGTGGAGGTGGAGGTGGAGCATTTAATGGGATTGCTATACCTGGTCAGGCCGGCGGTTCAGGCGGAGGTGGTGGATATACTGGAGCAGGAGGTGCTGCCGTACCTGGAAGTGGTGGATTAAATATAACCGGTAGTGGAAATGCTGGAGGTAATAATAGTGGAGGAGTAGTATATGGAGATAGTGGAGGTGGAGCTGGAGGACCTGCAGGTGCATTTGGAGTTTATGCATTGGGTGTAACCGGTTCAAATGGACAATTATATGCACAGGGTGGTGCTGGAGGAAGAACAGGATATGCACAATTAACAACATCAGGAAGTGGAGGTTCAAATACTGCAGGTAATGTTGCAGGAGCAATGCCGGGATTACCAGGTATTGGATTAATAAGATATTTAGGTTCTCCTGTTGCAACAGGTGGTGCAATAACAACTTCAGGAAGTTATACATACCACACATTTACATCAAGTTCAAACTTTATATATTAATATATGGCATCAATACCAATATACATACCAACCTACATTTCAGACCAAACTTATAATCCAAGTAGAGTTCTACCTAGATTATTGTTTTTTAATGGTATGTTGGATTGTGAATCTTATTATATAGAAAGTGGGTCTTCTTTTGGTGGAACTGCACGTGAGCAAACTAAATTTCCATATTTTGATAACTACAATGTTGTATCAGGTTCATTCCCTACAACTGATAGTAAATCTCTTTTATTTTTAAATGAAACTGCAGTATATGGTGAGTTACCTACTGAAACTTTATACTCAGAATATTGGACTAAATATGTTGAATTACTATATAACCCACGTACACGTTTATTAAATGCATCAACAATAATACCATTAGCTGATTATTTCAAAATGGAATTAAATGATATAGTTGAGTTAAGAGGTAATTACTATCATCTACGTGCTATAAATGATTACAATTTAAAAAATGGTGAGTGTAATATACAACTATTAGGTCCTATTTTAGATGATGCTTTAGTGTTTACTACAACATCAACTACTACTGCTCCTACAACAACAACTACTAGTACATCAACAACTTCAACAAGTACTAGTACATCAACAACTACAACAACTGCAGCACCAACTACTACCACAACATCAACAACTACAAGTACTACAACTACAACTGCAGGACCTACATACAATTATTATGATGTAACTAGATTTGATTGTCCAAGTTGTACTAATCCAGCTTATTCATTAGTTGCAAGAAATAATACAACAGGTGGAACATTAACAACTTCAAATTATTATAATAATGGAGATGGGTATGTATATAGAATTGATGGATATAATGCTGGAACTTCTTATACTATTGATTTAGATGGTTCAGCAACATCAGGAACTAATTGTAGTGCAACCTGCGCAATATAATAAATTAATGGCAAACATACCAATTTACATACCAACTTATATCAATAGTGTGGATTATACCCCTGCTAAGGTGCAACCACGTTTATTGTTTTATAATGGTATGTTAGATTGTGAATCCTATTATATAGAAAGTGCTTCTGCTTTTGGAGGTGTTGCACGTGAGCAAACTAAATTTCCTTATTTTGATAACTATAATGTAGTTACTGGTTCATTTCCAACCGTAGATTCTACATCCATTTTGTTTTTTAATGAGGAATCTGTTTATGGACAAACTCCAACTGATACATTATACTCAGATTATTGGAGTAAATACGTTGAGTTATTATATAATCCTAGAACTAAATTACTAAACGCATCAGCTATAATTCCTTTAGCTGATTATTTTAAAATATCTCAAAATGATATTGTTCAATTTAGAGGTAATTACTATCATCTACGTGCTATAAATGATTACAATTTAAAAAATGGAGAATGTTCAATTCAGTTATTAGGTCCTATTTTACCTGATTCATTAAATTTAAATAGGTTTTACTACGAAAATTGTATGGGTTACTCAATTAGTATTTGTGCAGATGCATGTTTAGATTATTGGAATAATTGTGGTGCTACATACTATTATGAATATTGTATGGGTTACTCAGCTATTGATTGTTCATTAGCATGTATAGATAATCAATATTGTCCTACTACAACTACAAGTACAACAACTACAACGATGGCACCATTATCACCTGTTGTGCAGGCGTTTGTAACCGCATCTGGTATAACTGGTTCGGCAGTAAATTATGTACAAACATTATATACTGAATTAACCACCGCTAATTTATTTAATAAAATGTATGCAATATATCCATTCGTAGGTGCTAACGCAACTTCACATAGATATAATTTAGTTAATACAGGTTCTTATACAATAACATTTAATGGTCCTTGGGTACATAATTCAAATGGTATAACAGGAAATGGCACTAACACATACGCAAATACATTTTTAATACCTAATACATTTAATGCAGGAGTTCCTGATGCATATCCAGGTGATATGTGGTTTGTAAGTTCATCTATGCATGTTTATAGTAGAACTGATGGAGCTAGTGGAGTTGATATGGGTTCTTATATTGAAGGAAATGCTCAAAGTATATTGATTGCCAAATATAATTCAGGTTCACCTCTAAGTACAACATACGCTAATACACAGGGTTCAGTTGCAATAGAACAATCCAACGCAACAGGTTTCTTTGGAGGAAGTGTTTTAGCTACTACCATATATAATAATCAGGGAAATATTGTATCTGGTTCGGCATCAGGTAGTAATGGAGTTTATAAAAATGGAGTTAAACTTAGAGGATTTGAGCAACCACCTTATAATGGTTCTGGATTTGTTAGTAGTGTACCTTTATACATTGGAGCAAATAATGATGGAACTGGTCCTTTGGAGTTTACAAATAGAAACTATGCGTTTGCAGCAATTGGTAAGGGTTTAACACAAAATGAAATGGCAACGTTCTATACAATAGTACAAAACTTTGAAACTTCATTAAATAGACAGGTATAACCACAAAATGATTATAATTTGTTAAAACTATATAAAACAATATGTTATGGAAAATATACGATTCATTTGCGCACAACCTGCTAATTCTTATTACACTTGGCAGGTAGAAGTACTAATTAATAACTTTATTAAACATGGTGTTAATCCTAACCAAATTGATATCTTATGTGCAATAAACAATGATAATGTACCTGATGATTGGAGGAAACTTCAAAATCATTACAACACAGTTAGATTCTTCTTCTACAATGACACCAGGAGTGATTTTAAGTACATTCCTGCCATTTACTTTAACTTAATGAGTAATCACCTCAAAGCACACCCAGAGCTTCAGGATGAGGTTCTTTTCCTACACGATAGTGATATCATTTTTACACGTAACCCTGAATTAGATTGGGTTCGTAAAAATAATGTGTGGAGTATGAGTGATACTAACTCATATATTAACTACGATTACATTCAACAAAAGGATAATGCTATCTACGAAACGATGTGTGACATTATAGGAATTGATAAAAGGATACCTAAATTAATGAACTCACATTCAGGTGGAGCACAATACATTGTTAATGGAGAGGGTTGGGAATTTTGGGATAAAGTAGAGAAGGATGCAATCAGAATGTATGATTATTTTTGTGATATAGAACCATCATACGTTAAAAAATATGAAGGTGATTATCCATTACAAAAGTGGACAGCAGGTATGTGGAGTTTGTTATGGAACGCTTGGTTAGCAGGACACGAAACTAAAGTTGATGAACGAATTTCTTTTGGTTGGAGCACTGACCCGGTTGATAGAATTGATATGCACTGGATATTACATAATGCCGGTGTTACGGTTGATATGCAAGGATTATTTTTTAAAGGTGCGTACATTAGTAAATTACCTTATGATGAGGTTTTGGAAGTTGATGAAAATAGAGCATCTTCGTACTACTGGAAACAGGTACAGGAAGTTGCACAAAAAACAATATTAAAATAATGCCACATTCATATCATTACGGAAAAACTGAAGCAATTGAGTTTATACAAAAAAACACTACACCTGAATCTAAAATATTAGATGTAGGTCCTGGTGTAGGAACTTATGCAGATTATTTAAAACCATTAGGTTACCACATAGATGGATTAGAAATCTATGATGGTTATGTAGATGCATACAACCTATCAGAAAAATATAAAAATATATACATTGGAGATATTGTAACTTACGATATATCTGATTATGATTTTGTAATAATTGGTGATGTGTTAGAACATCTTACAATTGAAGATTCACATAATGTGTTGAGTAGATGTAAGAATGTATTAGTAGCAGTACCTTATATATGTCCGCAAGGTGGTGTAGATTTTTATCATAATGAACATCATTTGATAAATCCGTATGAAGCACATCAGCAATCAGATTTAACACCATTAGAAATGCTTACACGTTATCCAAGTTTAGGTTTGGTGTGGAGTAATCATTTGTATGGTTATTATTCAAACATTAAATGGAACGGATATTATGCATAAATTAGAAGAAACATTTACCGAAATATACGAAAAGAACTTATGGAAATCTACTGAAAGTGTAAGTGGAATGGGTTCTGAAATGAAGCACGCAAAAACAATTAGTAAGGAATTACCTGTGTTATTACAAAAGTATAACATACAATCTATTTTAGATATACCTTGCGGTGATTGGAATTGGATTAAAAATGTTGATTTATGTGGAGCATCTTATATAGGTGCTGATATTGTTAAACCTTTAATTGAGGAAAACAAAACCAAATACCCTGGTGTAGATTTTAGAACATTGGATTTAACATCAGATGATTTACCTAAAGTTGATTTGGTATTTGTTAGAGATTGTTTTGGACACTTAACAAACGAAAACGTACATAAAGCATTAGATAATATAAAAAGAAGTGGGAGTAAATACCTACTTGCTACCTCATTTACCCATTGGGATAAGAATCCTGATATAGTGGATGGTGGTTGGAAGTGTATTAATTTACTTATTGAACCATTTAATTTAAAACCTCTTTACTTAATAAATGAGGAGTTTGAGGTAGGATACCCTCATTATAACGATAAATGCATGGTGTTATTTGAATTGATACCCACTAACAAACCCCAATAAAAGTGTTATATAGTTATGATAAAGGTAGTAATTGATTTATTGAATATGGGTGATTATTATGGAATGAGTGAAAATGTTGATTTTGCCAAAGGTAGACATCAATATCCTTCAACTCTAAATCATATTAAATTGTTACTTAAACGAGTTTGGAAAAGTAAAAAATAGATATGGCAGATAATACAACCACATACACCGCCGTAATTGAAACCGAAGTAAAAGGTACTGATGAGGTAGAACAATTAGGTGATGAAGCTGAAAAAGCTGATGGGAAGTTTAAATCCCTTAAATCTCAAATTAGAGAAACTACAATCAAACTTCAGGAGTTAGCAGATAAAGGACAGGAGGGTACTAAAGAATTCAAAAAGTTATCCAATCAATTAGATGAATTGGGAGACCAACAAAAGAAAGTTGCGTTCCAATCTGGACAAATTGAAGATAAGTTAGCTGCTCTACCAGGTCCTATTGGTGCAATCGGTAAAGGTTTTCAAAGTGCTAAAAGTGCAGTTGATACCTTTGGTGTAAGATTAGCAATTGCAACAGGTGGTATCACACTTATCATTGGTGCAATTATCGCAATGAAGGATGCATTAGGTAAGAGTGCAGAAGGACAAGCTACATTAAGTAAAGTAACTGATGCATTCTCTAAACTATTAGCACCATTATTAACAATGGTTTCTGCAGTAGCGATTCCTACATTTGAATTCTTTGCAAAAGTAATTAATAAAGTAGCAGATGCAGCTGAATGGGTTGCAGTTAAATTAGGATTTACTAAAAAATCAATAGATGGATTTAATCAATCTGCAAATGAAGCAAACAAAAAATTCTTTGAGCAGGCTGAGAAGGATATGGAGGAAGCAAAACGTGTAGCAGATGTATATAAAGCAATTGATGAGAAAAAGAAAAGAGAAGCATTAGCTAGACAAAAAGCATATCAGGATAAATCAGATAAATTAAAAGAAGAACAAAAGAAGAAAGCTGAAGAAAAGCAAAAGGTAGATGATGGTGCAAACAAGGTATTAGTTGAAGCATATATAGCTACCCTATCTCAAAGAGACCAGGAAATATATAACGCTGGTTTAAAACAAAATGAGAGAATGCGTACTTTACGAATGGATGATGACCATTCATCGGTAATAGAACAATATAGAATGGAGGTTGCAGACATTAATAAAAAATATGATGATGAGGCTGCTAAAAAGGTTGAGGATTATAAAAAGAAGAAATCAGATGATGATAAGAAAATAGAGGATGATAAGAAAGCAAAAGTAGAAAAAGATAGAGAAGATGATTTATTAGGTTTACAAAATAAATTAGATTTTGAGAATAACACATTCCAACAAAAGAAAGATTTAATAACTGCGCAAGAGCAAGTATTATTATCTAATCAGGAACTTACTGAAAACCAAAGAACTCAAATTCAACAACAAGCTGCTCAACAAAGAAAAGCAATTGATGAAGCTGAGAGAGATGCAAAATCAGAAATACTATTAGCACAAATTGATTTAGTTGGACAGTTTGGTTCATTCATGCAACAAATTGCAGGTAAGAATAAAAAATTAGCAATAGCAGGTATCGTAGTACAACAAGCTGCAGCTATTGGTTCTATTATCGCAAACACTGCAATTGCAAATGCAAAAGCAGCCGCAGCGTTTCCTTTAACATTAGGACAACCTTGGGTAACCATTAATACAATATCGGCAGCATTAGGTGTTGCATCAACAATAGCTAGTGCAGCGAAATCAATATCACAAATTAATAGTAGTGATAACGCAACATCAGTTAGTGGAGCAGGAGCAGGTTTACAAACCAACGCAATGGCGCCACCAACCGCACCATCAGTAGCAGGAGCTGCTGCACCTATAATACAGGGAACACAATCTGCAACACCAGGTGCACAAATTGCATCAACACTTGCTCAAACATCAGGAAAACCCGTTAAGGCGTATGTAGTTTCAGGAGATATAAGTTCACAACAGGCGCTTGATAGAAGAACATCAAACTCTGCTACCTTTGGTGGGTACTAATATATACATATATATAACTAAATAACCTAACTAAATTGTTAAAGTATTATGAAAGAAGATTTACTATATGAGCTAACGATAGAAGATGAAAATGATTTTATCTATGCAATATCAATGGTAACTGAACCCGCTATTGAAAGTAATTGGATTTACTTTGGTAAGGAGAAAGTTCAGTTAGCTAAATTAGATGATGAAAAGAGATTAGTATTAGGTGCAATCCTTATACCAAATAAGAATATATTAAGATTAGATGGTGAGGGTAATCCTTATCATGTGTTTATAAAACCAGAAACAATCAAAAGATTATCTGAAATCTATTTGGAAAAGAAATATACTGATGCAGTAACTATTGAACACCAAAGACCTGTTGATGATATCACATTAGTTGAATCATGGATAGTATCAGATACTAAAAGAGATAAATCAGCAGTGTATGGTTTATCACTTCCAGTAGGAACTTGGGCGGGTACGATGCACGTGAAAAATGAATTGGTGTGGAATGAGTATGTAAAAACAGGAATCCTATCGGGATTCTCAATTGAAGGAATATTTTCCCATCAGTTAGTTAAGAACTCAAAAGAACCTGCGTACTTACGAAAACAAATTAGTGATTTAGATGAGCAAGAGGCGTTATTAGTACTAAGTAAGATAGAAGCATTATTTGAATCTTATTCAGATTATGGTGAAGGTATTCGTAACAATGCCAAAAGAGGTATTGATTTAAACGAAAAGAATGGTAATAAATGTGCAACACAGGTTGGTAAAGTGAGAGCACAACAAATCGCAAATGGTGAGAAGTTATCAGTTGATACTATAAAGAGAATGTATTCATACCTTAGTAGAGCAGAAACATATTACGATAATGCAGATGAAACTTCTGATTGTGGATATATTAGTTATCTATTATGGGGTGGTAAAGCAGCATTAGGATATAGTAAAAACAAATTAAAAGAGTTAGGTGTATTAGAAGAAGCTAAATCAGGTGTACCTCATTATACAAAGGATGGTGAATTATATGAGGGACCTACACATAAATTACCTGATGGTAGTTTGATGACGGGTGAATCACATACTGATGATAGTGAACCTTTATACCACAAAGAAGATTTAGAAGCACAACCTTCAATAACTGATAGTAGTTATGCAGGAGAACCTACATCAGGTTCTATTGCTCAACAAACATTGATAGAACCAAATCCTTGTTGGAAAGGATATGAAGCAATAGGAACTAAAATAGTAGATGGACGTGAAGTTCCCAATTGTGTACCTATAAAAATTGGATAATGAATCATTATTTAGTACATAAAAACATTCTTAAGTTTGCTATAAACGAAGTATCACTTAATCAATTTGAATTGTGGTTAGGTGAAACATCATCTAACGAACCTATGTATATATGGTGGAGAACCAACGAAGGTAACAATAGAAGATACTCTATGTATTGGGATAGTGCTGCGTATGTAGGTGGTAATGCTGGAGGTAGTGATACAAAAGCTGCAGAAGGTATGTGGAACTTACAGGGTGATTATCCTGGCGGAGATTGGAGAACATTAGATACCAATACCGTAACACGTTTTAGTTGGAAAGGTAAGGCGTATCGTATAGGTTAAACATTAATTAATCCTGCTTTACCTAATTGTTTACGAACCTCATAAGATTGAACACCGAACTTTTTAGATAGTGTACGAACACTATGTGTATTATAATGTTTAATACAATAATCAATTTCTTCCTGTGTTAGTTCTTCTTTTATTTCAAAGTTAGAAACTAATTTTCCTTTATCCCATTCCCTTTTAAAATTAATATAGTGTACCTCAAATTTGTTAAACATCTTTGTGATATAGTGTCTATCTATTTTTATTCCATTTATCTCACATAAGTTATTCATTATATTTCTACGATTGAAATCTTCAATAGAATCTATATTACGAATTAAATCTACAACTGCAGATACAATAGGAGCAGCCTTACGTGCATGTACTGTATGAAATGATTTTAAATTAGTTTCTAAGTAATCAGCAAATGCGTTTAATAGTTTTGCACTATCTTCCATTTGTTCTGCTCTACCTGTATCTACATCAGAAATTTCCCAATCCTCATTTAGATAATCTAACTTAAGAGTTTTCTTTGTACCTGTGTATCCTCTTTGGTTGTGAAAGATATAATAGTTTTTTGCACATATCGTCATATAGGAAAATGCTTTACCCTTACCTTCTTTGATTCTAAATAATCTTTCGGTTAAGTACCCAACACAATCGTATTGAATATCAATTGGTTCACCATCTATATAGGTGGGTTTAATCTTATTATAATACACCTCCGCTATTTTAAATAGAGCTGGGTATATTATAGTAAATAATTTATTCTTCTCTCCTTCAGTTTCCACAATATTATATTGGTGGATTGCGGATTCAACTCCTTCGTGAAAGTAGTTGTTGTTTGGATTCTTTGGTCTTCCCATTGTAACTTATAGTTTATATAATAATAACAAACAAATTAATGGTTGTTATGTATCATAGAGCAAAGGTACGAAATATTTCTGAAATTACCAAATCGTATATATATTATTGGTGGGATACCCTATATATTCTATTATACAAATTGCCATTTATGTTTTCGGTATATTACTCCCACCATAACTAATCCTACTTTGGTAGGATTTTTTATTACAAAAAACCCCCGGTGGAAAAGACCGGGGGAACATTAGGGAACAATGACGAAACCCTAATTATTGTGAGTAAACAATTTCTTATTAACTATTTTTATTCAACCTAACATCATCTACTTCTTTTGATAATGTTTTGAAGTACCTTATCTTACCTTCATCCTGCGCCTTCTTACACGCGGGGTATATGATATCCTGAAACCCTAAGTAGTACGCCTGCTTCTCACTCCACGCTTTAATCACAAATGGAGGAAACACTTTGTTACCCTTATCCGTTTCAATTACAAACTTAAGTGTATATACGAATGAGTTAGGGTCACTCTCAATCATCCTACGGGTCTCACCCTCTATCTCTTTGTGGGCCTCATCACTTAACGTATTCCATAGTGATTGAAACCTACGTTCAACGGATACAATCCTTTCTTCTAATTCTTTTATTCTATCTTCCATAACTTATTTATTTTTTCTATTTCTACATTCAAACCATTTATCTAATTGGAATCCCTGTTTAACACAAAACGCTAACTCACCTTCTTCAAGGGCTTTTTCAGTTTCCCAATTACCATTTGGGTTTCTACTTTGGTCCCAATAGTAATCGTATGCATCTTCTACATAAGAGAATGATACCCTATCATCCGTATCATCTATACCAAAGATTTTATCAAAGGTATCTAACGAATCCTCTAAAGTACGAACTACATTACTATATTTAGTAATCCATGCATCATAAACTTCTTCACAACTATAACCC